AAAAATTCACGAAACTTTTCTGCGTCTTCATCTTGACCTTTACCGAATTGCATTTTTATTTCGTTTTTAATTAGATCTCCAGCACCTAGCGACCGAATGAATTCATATGCTTTATGCATGTTTTCTCGTTTGATGTTTGCTCTTAACTTTTCATCATATTCAACAAGACTACCATCAGTTAATTTTAAAGAAGTTAAATTTTTTTCTTTTAAGTATGTGCCAATTGTTGCACTTAAATTTTGTATTTCTTGCGTTGCTTCTTCAGCAGCTTTTTCATGTAATTGTTTTTGTTCTTTTGTTTCTACTAATTTTTTACAAAGAGCCCCAATGTCTGATAAGCCTTCTCCATCAAGGTCTTTTAATTTTTGATCAACAGCCTGTGTTGCAAGTGTGTCAAGTATAGAATCTAAATCTTTGGGCATCGTAACTCCTTATGTTAATCGTTGCAGCTAACAACTTATAACTCCTTTACATGAAACTATATAACCTTGTCAACAAAAGAAAAAGGCTAGGAGTCGAGTTCCTAGCCTAATTTCTTTAGCCTTGATCTGGGACGAAAGGAGTTACGTAAATAACAGTACCAAATCAATTTTACATTTAGTTGTTTTTTCTGCATTTTACAACTATAAAGGACAAATGGAGTTACAATATCGTTTCAGAACGAAACCTTTTGTACATCAGAAAAAAGCATTAGAAGAGTCATGGAGCCGTGACAGTTTTGCTTATTTCATGGAGATGGGCACAGGTAAATCAAAGGTTTTAATAGATAATATTTGTTTATTATATTTAACAAATAAAATTAAAGGCGCATTAGTTGTTGCACCAAAAGGTGTTTATCGTAATTGGAAAGTAGAACAATTGCCCGCGCACATGTCACCGCTAATTGAAGATTATGATGTGTATGATTGGAATCCTGTGGATACAATTAAAGAAAAAAAGAGACGTAATGATTTTTTATATAAGGATGGAAATAAATTTAAAATTTTTTTAATGAACGTTGAAGCGTTCTCAAGTGTTAAAGGAAAAAAGATTGCTGATAAGTTTTTACAGTTATATCCATCCATGTTTGCGATTGATGAGTCTACGACGATTAAAAATCCTAAAGCTGCTAGAACGAAAAGTATAATGAAACTTGGTACACTAGCTAGGTATCGTCGGATCTTGACGGGTTCGCCCGTGACCCGCAGTCCGTTGGATTTATTTTCTCAATGTTATTTCTTGGACCCAAAACATTTACAACAACCAAGTTATTGGTCTTTTAAAAATAAATATTGTGTCATGGAAACAGGTTATGCAGCAGACTACACTTACCAAAAAGTTCTTGGTTATCAACGTCTTGGTGATCTGACAGGTTTACTTAATAATTTTTCTTTTCGTGTAAAAAAAGATGAATGTTTAGATCTTCCTCCAAAAACATTTGTTACCAGGGAAGTACAAATGAACAAAAAACAAGAAGATGCATATTTACAAATGCAAGCATTACAAATTGCTAGACTAGACTCAGGAGAAGAAACGACGGCTGTTGCAAAACTAACAATGATGCTTCGGCTGCATCAAATTGCTTGTGGCTTTTTAGTTACCGATGATGATGGCATTGTCGATCTTCATGATGAAAAAGGAATGATCCCAAGATTAGAGACGTTAATGGATTGTTTAGATGAGATCGATGGTAAAGTTATTATCTGGGCAAACTATCGTCACAACATTGAACACATAGTAAAAGCAATTACAAAAAAGTATGACAATCATTCTATTGTAGAATCTTTTTATGGAGGAACAAAAGATAAAGAAAGAGTTGACATCATAGAAAAATTTAAAGATCCAAACTCTGAGCTGCAATATCTTGTAGCCAATCCAAAGACAGGTGGGTACGGATTAAATTTGACTGTGTCAAAAACAATTATTTATTATTCTAATAATTATGATTTAGAAGTACGCATTCAATCGGAAGATCGCATACATCGATATGGTCAAGATCAAAAAACTTTGTATATAGATTTACAATGTGTCGGCACAGTTGATGAACATATCATCGCGAATTTGGTAGGAAAAGTCAAGATTTCCAACAAAGTTTTAAATGAACAGTATCGTGAGTGGATAAAAGTTTTAAAAAAATCTTGAATTAAAGTTATAAATAGTTATATGTAGTTATAGGGAATTATTCCCGTCGAAAGGAGTTACGTATGACAATGTTACATGGAGTAATAGCTATCATATTAATAGCGGGAATAGTTCTCTACAGGCATACTTTGCTTTTTGCATTGTTGTTTGGTTTATGGATCGTTTGGAGTAGGGGAGGTTTCGAATGGTTATTATAAGCTGGCAGTCAGGAATAAATTCTATACATCCAGGTCCAACGGTTGATTATCAGCCGTTACCGATGACGGAAGAATTATTTTTAAATCGCCAACAGAATCTTATTAATGCGATGTTAGGTGCTGATGATATTGAATTTAGAATAATCTATTTTCATAAACTACAGGAGCTCATGCGCCGTGTCCCGTGAACAAGATAAAATCAATCCGTCTTACTATAGAAAAAATATTGAAGTGACTGATTTTATTATTGAATATGGCATGGATTTTTTAGAAGGGAATATAATTAAGTATGTTACCCGTTATAAAGATAAGAATGGCATTGAAGATCTAAAAAAAGCTAAATGGTATTTAGATAAATTAATTAAACAAAAGGAGAAAAATGAATAAATCAAACTCACCCTACTCAACGATTGCTGTGAGGCATGAAGTGCATGCACGATTAAAAAAGTTGGCTGTTAAACGGTTTCAATCAATTACAAAGTTGATTGAACAGTTGATTGAGAATGAAGAACAAAAAGAAAAGAAGAGGAAAAAATGATAAAAGTTTATTCTTTTTTTATGTTGTTTTTCTTCGTTAGGTTTTACCACACTATCATTATGAAACAGCCTATGCGTACGTTTATATTTTTTATAAAGTATGCACCTGATGATTTACGAAAAGGTTTTATGCATAAGTTATTTTTTAAAAATAATGATGTGTATAAAATATTTAACGATTATTTAGAGGAGCAAAAATTATGATTATTACTTTATTTTGGTTCGTTGTAGCCCTTATTACAACTTTTATTTTAGGACTTTTTATAGGTTTTAAATTTAGAGATGGTGTTGTTGATATGGCATCTGTTGGAACACCTGCGCTTGAACATTATGTTAAAAAATTAAAAGATAAAAAACAGTTCAAAAAAGCAGAGCAAATAGAAAAAATTTTAACGATAAGAGAACAAGGTGGTAACACTTGGTTTGAACGATACATGATGAAGGATAAGGCTGAATAATGACATCTTTTTTATTTTATCATTTAGTTGCTGTCTTCAGTGTCCTCTTCCTAGGTTATTGCTTAGGGAGATGGCACATACGACGAGTCTATGATGCTCGCCTGGAAGAGGAATATAATAAAGGTTTACGTGATGGAGATCCAGAATGGCGTGCAAGAAAAACAAGAATATAGAAAAGTGCTTACGTGCTGCATTGGAGAAGATTAGTAAAAAAGCCGTACGGGAACCCCGTACCGCGCGCGAAGTCGCCGACCGATTGTTATGGGAGAGACTTAGAATTATTATTTGGAGGAGATATGAAACTAGAGGATTTGACCAAGAAACCGTGTCCCGAGTGCAAGGGTAATGGGTATATACGTCTTACGTTCGAAGGAGAAAGTGCAACGGGGCAATGTCAAACGTGCGAAAGTGAGGGAGAAATTTGGGTTCGACGTGCACCGCGATCCGTGGTTCAAGAGCAAGAAGAAAAGAAGCAAATTCATTGATGCGTGTCCCGTGGTCCGTGTTCAACAAGGAAAACCTATACCTTTTTGAAAATTTAATGTAAAATTACAGGTGTAGGCGGAGTTTTTATTCTTTTTCACTCCGTCTACATTTCATTATAAGTTATTGTGTACTTATGAATTTTCAGGTATACAATTAAAACTGTTATATGGCTGAACCGTTATGGTGGCTAAGGAGCAGTTTATGAGTGATGATATTTTACTGGAAGCGCAAGCTAATGTCATCGATCACTTATTGGAGGGTCTTGCACCTAATGATTTTTCCTCCAGGTGCACCCTCCTAATTAACGAATTTAAATTTATTGATCATCAAGCAGCTTCTGAATATATTAATAAAAAATTAAAGGAGAGACATGGAAACGTCCTCACATTTACCCCGAAGTCCGATTAAGGAAGTTTTTACCTGTCCTGATTGTGAAAAAGTACATGTTACATTTTGGGACAATGTTAAAAAAATTTATAGTCAAGAAGAATGGCAATATATTGTAGATCAAGGTGTGAAAGCATTAAAGAAAATTACAAATGTAATGCCAATATCTGATGATCCTAAAGTATTTTAAAGTTCTCTCTATATAAGTAATTATTTTGAAAAAAATATTTTTTTACTTTTTGCTCAAATATGAGGTAACACAGGTAACATTTGGCTACAACATGCAGAAAACCTACAAAAAAGTGTTACCTATGGTGTTACCTGAGAGACTTTTTTTCAGGTAACAGGTAACAGTTGTAAACCTTTCTGGTATCGCGCGCGGGGGTAAAATGGTAAAAATTTTAATTTTGATAAAAATGCTGTATAAGGGATAAACTATGAAAAAAACTAATATTGTTGAAATAACTCCTCAACAAAGAAAATTTTGTGAGTTAATTATTATGTATGACGGCGAATGGACAGCAACTCAATGCGCCATTGAAGCAGGATATTCTGAAAAGTCAGCTAGAGTTATTGCTAGTCAATTACAAAATAGAGAGAAGTACCCAAAAGTTTATGATTATTTGCTGGAGCTAAG